ACCCCAGTCACCTCAGCAAACCCCGGTAACTGTCGTCTGAACTCCCGACCCACAAACCCCTCATCACCAGTGATCAACACTTTCACGGCAACACCTCACAGATACGGGCAACATCCGTGTCAAGTTGATCAAGAACATACTGTTGAAACGCTGCATGATCCTGTTTGTACACCGTTGGATGATTCGTTGCCTTATATGTGTCATCCCATTCCGATTTATGCGCCACCGGATGCATATGTTCAATAATCACATCCGGCACATAGATGAGAGTGTTCAACCGGCGACCCAACTCCAACCAAAAATTGTCAAGATACATGTGACGTAACTCAGGTGGAGCGAACCAACCCAACGTGCGCACAATCCGCGCATCCATAAACACCTGCGTCGGCAATTTATGACCTTGAAACAGATCGTTGCCATACACCACCGCACCCGGCGTGGCACGCAACTCAGCCAACAACCATTGATCCCACCTATCCGTGCGTGGCCGATGATCGTCACCCATGAACCCAATAAAATCAAACCGGTCACGGAAATAATGAGCGCAAGCGTTCAACGCCCGATTCATCGAACCCAAATCATCATTCGTGAACACCGTCACCCCATCCAACTGGGCTAACTCAATATAAGCACCCAACTCTGGATCATCCCTATCAACAGCGAAAATCAAATGGGTGTCATCGCCACACAAATCATCAAACGTGTCGATCAGTTCCCGGCATGCTGCAACACGGCCACGAGTCGGAACGATCACCGCTAACTCACTCATCGTCCAACCTTTCCAACCGGTCATAAACACGTTCATCCAACCACAACGACTTGTAATGAGTTGTTTTCACACCCGTGTTCACATGAATCGGAATTTCCAAAGCGTTCGCCCGGATACACAACGACAAATCCTCACTGATCCACTGATTCGCTGTCTGATTGAACACCGGCGAATACCACGTTGGACCATACTCGCCTTCAATCTTCTCAAACACAGATTTGTGAATCAGAATGAACGCAGAGCCGGTGGCAGCAACCTGAGTCAACTGGTCACGTGGATAATCCATATCGACCTTGAACCCTTTGACGTTTTCACGTTCCTGCCAATGAAACACCGTCGGCGCAGGCTGCACCAAATAGCCACCGACACCATCCACACCAACCTCACGCATCATGAAACACAAACCACCAATAATTGGTGCTGTCTCCGGATTAGCGTCAGCCATCAACCGATCCAACGCATTCGCTTCAAACCCCATATCGGTATCAACCCAAAACAACCAGTCAACATGAGGCATCTGCAAAAACTGTCGCACTGTGTCATTACGTGCCGCAGTAATACCACCCGTCCCATATTTTGTGGCCATCCAACCGCCACCAATGACGCGTTGATTATTCGCCACATCATGCGCCACCAACGCCATCATCGACTGATGCCAACTATGAGTCACCTCCGCACCATGCACATACGCAATAGCAACCTTGTCAGGTGACTTCGGTCGTGACGGCAACGGCTGATTCTTCGCCTTACCACGCCCCATCAGCCATCAACCTTTTTACGTGGCCGACCACGACGCACCTCACCCGGCGCACGAGTCGCCTGCTCCACAACCCCACCATCATCCAACGGGCGGAACAGATCAGGTCGGAACCTGACGAACGGATCGTCAGCAGACCACACCACACCTTCCTGCAACCTGACACGCACACCACGTTGATCAGCGGTAACTAACGTGCCGATAGCGACAACATGTTTCATTGGGCAGTTCTCCTATTCGGGCAGTCAGATCGGGCAGGTGCCCAACCTCACGCGACTGCCCAACACGCGAGGTTGGGCGACTATGTATCTGACTGCGAGTGTAGCCGACTGGCGCGACCTGACTGGTCACCCAGCCAGACCGTAAGACCAACCGACAGACTACCGATCACCCAACCCTGTTCGGGTTGTCAGTCATCCAAGCCTTTGCGTCACGTAACGTGGGGAACCACTCGCCAAGCGTGTCGGTGAAGTGGTCGTGTTCGCAGACGTAACGAACATACCAGCCGTCACGGTCGGTGTGCCCATCGATGCACACTTCTACGTCGGTGCATCCGTGGTTGCAATGCAGATATTCGCATCGGCCAGTGGTAATGCGCCAGATGCTGGTGCCGTACAGACCGGGCATCCGCTTGTGGAACTGAACTGCTGTTGTGTTGCTCATGCACTAATTATAAACACGAACGCGTAGCACCTGTCAAGACCCAATCACAGAAATGTGAATGCCCGGTGAGTTTCCCCACCGGGCATCACATCATCCAAACCCCGTCAGGGGATCAGGTTACTGATTTTGCAAAATGCGGAAACCCAAATCATTCACCGAATCAAAACCGTGGCGGGCACTGGCGAACCATCCACGCTGACCCGACGGACGATTGTTACCAGTCGCGAACAGATGCGGGATAAGTTCAACCGACATGCCCGCACGCTGTGCCACCACGAAGTTGGAAAAATCGCCAACGACGAGGATGTTCGCGGCACCGGTGGTTCCCGAAAATTCGGGAGCATAGTCCGTGGTGCGGATCGGACGGCCGAACAGCGTGCCGATACCACCAGCCGTCAGATCAACGGTGTAGTAGGCCGAATCGGCACCAGCGGCGAACGTGCGAATCTCGTTCTCCACATCGGTGTTCATGATCCATGTTGCGTTGGCGCGGTAACGCTCAGGGAGCGACTTCCACACCTTCAGGACATCAACTGCGCCGAACGAACCGTCGGTGGTCACGACCACTTCGACGTTGGTGTTCGCGTCAAGTGCGGTGAAGATACCGGTGGGCTGATTGGAACCGGTGCCGGTGATGGTGGCCGAAGCAACCAGATCAATGTAACCGGCATCAAGTAGGCGACGCATCTCCGTGGCAAACGCCGGGTAGTCGTCACCAACTTCAATCGAATACGGAATGAATCCGCGTGCGGTGTATACCGGGACGGTCGGCTGTGCGAGCGTCGGAGCGTCATCGGTGACTTCTGAACCTTCAGTGTCATACGACCATGACACACCAGCCGACGAAACACCCTTCCACTCATCGGTGGTGATCGTCACTACACGAGCAAGGTCAAGAACCGGCGCAGCAGCAGCACCCGAAGTCAAGATGATCGACGGGTCGATCAACACCGGGATGCCGAAGCCACCTGCGGTGTCGGTTCCTTCGCTCATCGCACGGAACTCGTCAAGGGCGCGAGCCTCGTCAGCGGTGAACGCCGGAGATGCCTGCGTGACACCCTTCATGAATGCTGAACGGTACGCGTCGGTTTCGGTGAGCACCATCCGCTTCGCAACCTGACCGCCGTCGGTGAGGGCGTTGCGGGTACGCAACAGTCCTTCAACGTGGTCGCCGTTGCGGGCAGCGAGATGCTTGCCGTCACGATCAAGGATCGCGAGGGCTGCGTCACGGATTTCTGACCGGCTGGCACGGGCAACGTCCACATCGGTGGCGGTGCGCTTCATCACCTGCGGTGCGTCGTGGCCGTTGGCACGCTCCACCACAGCCTCACGGGCAGCGGCGATCCGAACCTCACGTGCCTCAATGGCATCGTATTCGGCTTTGCGTGCCTCATGCTCAGTGAGGGCGGCATCAAGTTCGATGTTCTCATCGTCGGTGATGTCGTCCTTCTCTGAAAGTTCAACGATACGGGAACGCAACTCTTCAATCTGGTTGCGCAGTTCTTCCTTTTTCATGGTTCGCTCCTTTAGCGAATTCCTGCGAGCCACATTCGTGCGACTCGTTGTGTACGGGTTGGGATTGAACCGTGACCTTCGGTCGGGGGTTCACCAGATGGGTGGAGCGAATCCGAGCCATCTTCGTTTTCGATTTCTGGAACCGAATCAACTTCGGTGCCTGTTGCAAGTATACGCGCAATCTCGTCACGAATTTCTGCATCCTCCAATGCAGATAAAACATGTCGTGATCGGACACCGACACTTGTTTGTTCGTAGGCTGGGAACACGACAGGTCCAACTTCGTAAAGTTGCACTTCGCGAATTGTGCGTTCTTCCATACCGTCCTGACCGCGACTCCATGTTTCATCGGTGATGCGGAACCTGAACGACATTCCGGTGATGCCACCGTCACGGATCGCGTCACGTATCGGTTGCACCAACCAGTTGTCTGATAGCCGTGCTTTTACGCGCAGCCCGTGATCATCTTCTGCGATGTTTGTGATGCGACCGAGCGGGATGCTGCCGATTAGTGGGTGTGCGCCATGATCGAATTGTAGGATCGGCATGCGTTGCCCGAGTGTGCGTCGGAACGCACCGGGTGTGATCCGTTCACGATATTCACCGTATTGATCTTCAATGGTTGTCCATTCGTTGAACACTGCACCGTATCCGTCAAGTGTTAGCCCATCTTGGTTCGGTGTGACATCGAACGCCATTTGTCGCACTTGATCTTCGGTGCTGCGTGTGATCGTTTCGGTAACCATGTTCCGCTCCTCTTGGATTTCTGCGGCTTTGCGTTCAAACCAGTTGCGGGCAGGTTCCGGGTTCAA